TACTGGCTTATCAATCAACCTTGATTTTGGTGTAAGGAAAATGATGAGCATTTACTATAAAGATTAAACCGTGTACTGACCCTAAAGGGGGCTTCGTAAGACGAGTGCTAATAGTTCACGATACGCCCAGACCCTTTGTCAGCCCGGGGGGCTGAGAACGGGAACCGAAACGGGGAAAAACGGGGAGAACAATAAGACGAATATCATTTGACAATGTTATTATTATTATTTTTATTAAGTGCCTCCGGCGGCCCTGCGGGGCTTTTGCCTCCGGCGGCCCTGCGGGGCCAGCGGCCTCCCTCCATGGCTCCGCCTATGTCACTCGAGCGGCTTACAATGTGATCACGATGCACCTATCGGCTGACATCTTTGTCAAATCTGGTTGTTCATTACAAAACACTATTACATGTGGTATAAACCATAATAACTTCGTACATGAATTATATTTAGGACTAAAAATCATTCTATCTTTCAACTGCTCTAGTATCGTGTACTGCAAATACTCCATTCCTCCTCTTGGCATATTAAACAAAAATATTGATTTAGTTTCAAGGATAGCGTGAGCGATATCGTCACGTTTACCAATACTAAAGACCTGCGTCTTTTCCGCATAATGCGTCAAATAATAACGACAAAAAAAACTCTTTCCCTTACCGCCATCTTCATCGACGTAAAACGTTATCGTCCGATCATCGGCCTCGGCTTGCAACTGATTATGTAACAAGGTCTGCCAATCGTTAAGAGGAGCATTAACCAATACAGGAAGTGGAACCAACTGATTAGATAAATCAACGAGTCGTTGTCCATATCGTAAATATAATCCAGGAAACTTTACAGCAATCTCCCTTACGGTCGGATGATGATGCAAATTGTCGTTCTGTTCGACTACCCAATTACAGAAGTCGGTGACGGTTGGCTGTCGCTCTCGCTGGTTTGGGAGGTTTCCGAACTCGACAAAATCTCCGTCCTTCTTACAGTAATCTGCAGCTTGTACGGTTGTTCCTCTTGCAACTTCGAGATGGGCACGGTGTCCAATAATTCCACGAACTGTAGCGAAGCGCTTTCGACTAGAAAAACTAACGAATCCCTGCAAGTGAGGCGTTCCGTTGTCACCAACCTCTCGCCCGTAGACAAGGTAGATAATATGGTTACCAGGAAGATCCCCGCCGACATTCTCGAGGTTTTCTTGATCTTCGGCTGTCGGATTATTTATGGTAAAACACCATCGTGTCGACTGAAGTGCCATCGTGTGAGTAGACGAGTAAATTACTCAACTCGCTCAATAATGAGCATGAGTTTCATTTCAACAGGGGTAATACTATACCCTGTTGCTCATAAAATATCATGCCGAGATTTATACGTAAAAAACGTACGATGCGTAGACGCAAGGTGTATCGCCGTAAACGCGGTACATCCAATCTTGTAACGAAAGCATTCCTTGCAAAAAAACTGGCGCGGACAATAGAAAGCAAACGTGTGTCGCTTACTAGTTCCTTCACTAGTACAAGTGAAACTGCTGCGCAAGTACAAATGGTAGGGCAATATATTGTACCAGGTGTTACTGACCAGGGTCGTATAGGCAATACTATACATCTTACTGGTGTACAAATTCGATACCACTACGCTTACGAACTAGGAGAATTCTTCACAGAAACAGAAAAGGCTCCGCCTATAACACTACACATGTACCTGGTACAAGCCAAAAATAACTTCGTGCTACCTCAAGTACAATGGTTCAAATCTATTGACGCGGGAGACGCCAACCCGTACCAAGAACTAAATGCCGATACAATCAACGAAGGCACGTACATACTTAATACTGATCATTTCAAAGTACTTGGTCATCACAGTAGACGTCTACAGCCAGATTGTTGTAAACGACTTGTATCGACACGTGGCATTGCGAAGTTTCCGATGAAAAATGTTAAGATGGTTTTTCAAAGCAACAGTACTGATCTCAACGGAATTGCTGAGATAACACCTCAAATTTACTTAGTAACATATTTCTACACAGGTATAACGCCTACTGGCTTATCAATCAACCTTGATTTTGGTGTAAGGAAAATGATGAGCATTTACTATAAAGATTAAACCGTGTACTGACCCTAAAGGGGGCTTCGTAAGACGAGTGCTAATAGTTCACGA